ATTGATTGAGATCCAGATGTTGCGTTTTCTATAATCCAGATTTTTGATACGGTATTAGGAGCTATAGTAAGAGTCCTGGTTGCTGTTAAATCAACTCCAGACGTTATTTTTAAATACAGACTTCTAGCTGGATCACTTGCTCCGTCTGCTATTGTTGTTGTTGCATCTGCGTCTGAGCCGAATGAAGCTTGAGTACCGTAACTGAAAGCTTCTGCTATTAACTCTAAATTGGTATTAGTTGTATCACCCCAAGTTCCAGACTGGTCCCCGGTGGCCATCTCCTCTAATCTTAAATCGTTTACATATGTACTTGCCATTTTTTTCCTCTTGTCTTAAGCGACTTCTTCCCAGCTAGGAGCTTGGGCTTCATCAATCTCTGAGAATGATGATGTTTGCGTATCTGTTATATTAGTATAGTTTGGAGTTTGGTTTTCATCAATAAGAGACCATACTAAAACTTTACCAACATTTCCTGTTGCGCTGACTCCGGTTAGTATAACATTCGCATCAGCGTTTTGGGTAACATTTCCTAAAGCAGATGTGGCTGATTGTCCTGTTACATCAATATTAATTGATAATAATACAGTTACTGATCCTAAACCGCTGGTAGCTGCTAAACCTGTTACGGATATATTGTTATTAGTAACAAGTGTAATACTTCCTAACCCAGAAGTTAAATCGAATCCTGTTACATCTACATTTGCTGCTGCTCTTGGCGTTGCTGTACCTAAAGCACTCGTTGCAGCTAAACCTGTTAAGCTAACATTTGCCTCCGCATCTATTGCAGGCGTTCCTAAAGCAGATGTACCAACCTGGCTGGCAGGAGTTACGTTAGCTTTAGCAATAGTTGCAACAGTTCCAAGCGCACTTGTTAGCTCTAAACCATCTACGCTTACATTTGCTTCTGCGTCTACAACCGCTGTTCCAAGCGCAGATGTAGCTTCTTGACCTGTAGGCGTTACGTTTGCTTCTGCTTGAATTTGTACTGAAACAGTACCTAATTGACTTTCTAAAGACGGAACTACTGCTACTGCCTGAGCATTTACGCCTACACCACTTACAGCTGCTGTAGCCGATTGACCGTCTAAAGTTAAATTAGATTCGCCTATTACATCTACAGTACCTAACGCAGATGTGCCTGCAAATCCGGTTAATACAACAGGTGCAGCTTCGCCCCAAGGGCCTTCACCCCAAGTTTGTCGACCCCATCCTGTTATTAACGCCATTAGATTATTTTAAACAAATAAAAGCCCTAGAACAATTAAGTTCTAAAGCTTTCATAAATAAACTGATATCTAAGCGATTCTTATAATCGCTGTACCTGAAGCTGCGGCTGGAAATACGATTGTAAAGTCGCCAGCAGTAGATGTTTTATCGCCACCAAAGTCGATTGTTGCTACAGATTTGTTTGAATCACTTGAGTTATAAATCATACAACCTCTAGCTGTAATAGTAGCTGTACCAAATGTTAGATCGTTAAAATCACAAAAAGCAGTTGTTCCAGATGTTGTTGGAGTTACGTTGGTTAAATTAGCTCCACCTGAAGTGTAGTTAGTTCCAGAAGCTTGACCTGTAGTTGTAAAGGAAGTTGTAGTAGCTCCTAAAGTAGCAGATGAAGTATATAAAGCTAACTTATAAGTATCGCCTGCAGTACCTGCTGTAAAATTATGATTTCCAAGCAATAGCTCTTTTTTAAAACTCGTTGTAAGTGTTGATGTAATTGCCATAATTATAGTTTCCTAATTAAATCAGCAGCTTCTTTTAGATCTGCTTTTTCTAATTGATTGTTAATTGTTATCCTATCAGATTTTATCGCATTTTGCATATAATTGTTAATAACTTTTTCAATATTGTCTCTATAGGCTTTTACTTGCTCTTTTACATTTTCTGGAGCTTTATCGCTTACTTGTATTATTTTATCTATACACAATTTAGCCCAAAATTCAGTTGGATGACCTCCTTCGTCTGTAGTATGAACTTCTATCATACCAAGCTCAGGACCTGCTTTGTAACTCATTACCATTTGTTTGGTTCTCCTACTTTATTCTTTTTTAAATGTGTGTCGTTTCTGTCTATAAGAACTGGTTCTTGTTCTTGCTTGAATTGCTGTAATTGACTTTGTTTTTTTGCTATTAAAACACCCTTTTCATCTGCAATTACAACCAAAGGATCATCTAAACGATGGTATCCGTAGAGTTTTTCACTAGCAGGAACATTTGTATCTAGCAATCCACTTGTTGCTGCTACTTCTACCTGTATGCCATTAAACATAGCTTTACTTAACCAAAACTCTACACATGCTCTACCAGATTCAGCAAAATGCAAGTTGCCTTTATAACTAAAATCTATACCAAACATTTTTATTTTTCCAACTTTATTCCATACAGCAAAAGCTACAGCAAAAGCAACCGTATTATTAAGATAATGTGATCCACATCCTGCTAAGACTTCATCTATAGGATATTCAACAAGTCCAGGACATCTATCATCTAGCTCGCATGTATATACAGGACCTTGATGTTCTTGTAATAGTTTGGACATACTATCAGTTTGCCCACCAGCATCGTCTGTATCTAAGAATCTAGATGCAGGATCCATCATAAATACTCTGTCATGGTATATAACAGAAGCAACGGAGTTTATTGCCCAAACTTCGTCAAAATGTGATCCATGTGATTTTGCTAAATTATAATCAAACCAGCTTTTGCCCATGCCGACAATAGCTACGGTTTTACCTTCAAGTTTCTTGATTGGTTTCATATCTTCTCCTTTTTTGTAAGTTTAACTAACTTGCGTTCTCAACGAATCATATCTGTATTCGTCTTGACGTCCTCTAGCTTCAGCTAGGTTTTTCAATCTTGAAACCTCTTGATTGAATCTGTTTTCATACAAGGCCATCATATCTTGTTCGCCTTTCATGAAAGTATAAGCCTCTACTAGACAACCATATAATAAAGCATTTCTAGCATTTTGTGAAAGCCAAGTACCAGATGTTTGACTGGTTAAGCTTGCTGGCTCATATAAATAATGTAACTCTACGTTATAATCTTGATCAGGAACAGGGGCTACAATAAGCGTAGAGCCGTTGTCTGATCCTGTTGATAATTCTTTATCAAAGTCTGCGTAGTATTGCGGAAGTCCTCTAGCAGAAACATCTGTAGGATCTGGAGCATATTCACGCATAAAAGTGGTATGTTTTTTCTCTAAATAATTGTAATCGCCATTACCATCAATAACAGCCAAAGAAAATGACATTTGAAAATCGCTTGGGGCTGTTAAATACGTATTGCCAGTAGTTAAATTACCAGTAACGTTTTTTCTAAAAAAATCTAATTGTATTAGGTGAAACAATCTTTCTTCAGCATTTACAATAAAATCATCTAACGTATTAACAAACGTAGTTTCTTCGTTTTCAGTAAAGTTTTGAATAAGTGTTTTTAATTCTGCTAAAGTCATGTTGTAGTAATTGTAACCTCCCCAACAGCTCCTGTCATTTCAGGAACTACAAAATTAGAACCAATAATAGAATCGTTCATAAACGATGGTAAAAATATATTTGATACAGTAACAACAACAAAACCCTCTCCAACTTCTTTATCAGTATTTGGTCTTGGTTTGTACAAAGCCTGCGGATCAGCTGGGGCTGTATGCGGTTTTAATTGAGGGTGTTTTGTTTCAAAACATTCTGGACAAGTTTTTAAACCGTTCCATTCTTTTTTTAGAGAATGTAAAGGATATTCAAATGCGCATCTATCGCATAAGGCTCTTGCAAACTTACCACTTGCATATGCCATATTAACCTACGCTGTTAAAAGGTCTTATTCTGAAGGATGCTCTGTCTTCATCTGTTGACATAGCTCTATCAAACTCTTCTTCATAAGCCTGTTTTAATAAACCAACTCTATCTGGAGCTTTTTTCATAGCAATATAATAGGCCAGACCTGCTGCAAAACAAGGATAAAACCTAAACGGCATATCCATTGTATTGGTACCAGCATCTGCATCATCCATTCTTACTAATTTATTAAACACCAACACATCTGTACTATTTTCCGGAACAGGCCAAACTTTGATAGCAGGTGTAATACTCTTATCAATAAAAAATTGAGAGGGTCTAGCTTGAGTTGTTTTGTTTGGTATATTTAAGTATTCGCTTCTACTTAATCTATCCATTGATATATCTGTTTGAGTTCCGTTTACGGTTCTTCTGCAAACAACATCTAATACATCAATAACATTTGTATTTAAAGAATAACTTGCAGTTCCTTGCGTTACAGTTTCGGTTGCTTGTTCTATAGTCCATTGATTTAAACCACGGTTAGCCCATTCAGCCAACATTAAATTGATAGATCTACGAGCTGTTTTTAAATCGTAACCAGTCCTAAGTTCTAGACCACATCTTTCAAATGCTTCTTCTACAAACTCAGCTACGTTTGGTTCAAAATCTGTACTACTAGATGTTGTCATTTTTAACTGTATTGACCTCTTCTTCTATTGCAGTTGCCAGCTACAGGTCCTCCCATAGCATAACCTTTTTTAGCACATCCGCCTTTTCTCATTTTTTTAACAGGTCCACCATAAGCTTTTTTATTTTTCTTTCCTAAAGCTTTAAAATCTTCACCCTCTAAAACTTTTGGGTCTCCAGCTATAGCTGCTATTTTTTTCTGTTTTGGAGAATATTCTCCATATTTTCCTTTTGGCATTTTTTCTCCTAATAAAATTTAGTTAATTTTCTTCTGTTATTCATTACTTTACCACACCCTTTAGCCGTTCTTGAACAAATAAGTCCTCCGGATGCTTTTTTTATTCTATCATTTTTCCAGCTAATACGCTTAGGTCCTTTTTTCTTTTTTGCGGCATCTGTACATTGAGCCATTGTTGGTCTACAAGCTGGATATCCTTTACGCTTTTCGCCTTTTTGACGACCACAAGGTTTGCCGGTTTTACAATCAACCCAACCTTTGCCATCGTTTCTGTCAAACCATTTTTTTAAATTATCGCTAGCCATTATCCTAGCTTGGTCTTTTTTCTTTTACCTTTAAGCAAGTTACTAAAGCCTCTAGGAGTTACAAAAGTTATCTCGCCTCCAGTTGATTTTTTTTGCCTTGATTTATTGCCCCAGTTAGCGGCGCCAACTTTTCTGCATTTAACTAAAGCGCCACTTGCATATGCAGATGGCCAAACTTTATATCTAGCTTTTACTTTTTTATAACAAGCGTCTTTTTTTGTTTTGTTTTCAGCCATTACTTTCTTTTTGATTTAGCTCCAACGCACTTCCATCTTTTTCTTGATAAATTGTTTGGAGTATTAGGATCGTTTTGTTTTTTCTTAGGCAACCTTTTTTTTATACCAAGACTTCTTGCGCAATATGAATCACCTTTAGATGTTCCTGGTTTTACTCTTGGACCGCCACCCTTGGCTTTCCCTGCTTGACCGTAACTAACTTTTTTACCAGAAGCGGTTACTTTAACTTTTGCTTTACCTTTTCTAGGTTTTACTGGTCTGCCTACATTTCTTCTTATTGCCATAATTACTCAGGATAAGGTCTATTTTGTATTAATAATAAATCCAAAGCAGCAGAAACGGTAACTGTTCCTCCTGCCGAGTCTGCTTGAGCTCTAATTTCTAAATCTGTTTTTTCAGTAAATTTTAAAGGATAAGGATACATAATAGTACTATACCCCTCACTTGATAAGACTCTGTCTTTTACATTAAAGACACCACCATAGGGTCTAGCAACTAAACTTAAAATTGCGAACTTACCTGCTGAAGAAGATGCTGATACATCTTTTTGAATAACATAGCCAGTATATCCTCTAGGTATAGTATAGGTCATCATTAAGGTTTGATTATCGCCTATACCTACTGTAGCGTATTTGTTGGTAGGCACTCCACCTGAAGGTGTTGCTTCTGTTCCTACATATAAAACACCAGCGTTAGCACCGCCACTACCAGCAGTATTTACCACAATTCTATTAACTCTAAACCAAGTGCTGCCATTTAATTCAACACCTGTTTGACCATTTAAACTTACGGTTTCTACTTTTTCATCAAAATTATTGTCTAGCCCACTAACGGTTACAGTTCTTGCACCAGTACCTGCTACTGTATCATCAGTAGAAGAGCTAGATATATAAAGAACTGAAGCTGAACTTAAATATGAATATAAACCACCTTGA